ATGCGGCAAGTTCGGGTTCGCGGGGAGCTTCTTGGTTACATCATAGTTACAATGAAACAATACATCGACCTACTCGACCACATCATAGCAAACGGGGTGCAGAAAAACGATCGCACCGGCACGGGCACTCGCTCCGTGTTCGGCTACCAAATGCGGTTCAATCTCGCAAACGGATTCCCATTGCTCACCACGAAGAAACTGCACTTCAAAAGCATTGTCTACGAGTTGCTGTGGTTCATTCGCGGAGACACGAATATCAGCTACCTAAACGAGCACGGCGTGCACATTTGGGACGAATGGGCGAACAAAAACGGCGACCTCGGCGAAATTTACGGCTATCAGTGGCGCAAGTGGCTGACCGTAAACGGCGGACACATTGACCAACTCGACCGCGTTGTGCGCGAAATCAAGACGAACCCCGACAGCCGTCGCCTCGTTGTCAGCGCGTGGAATGTCGAAGCGCTCGACCATATGGCGCTCCCTCCGTGCCACCTTCTCTTCCAGTTCTACGTGTGTGAAGGCCGTCTCTCGTTGCAACTCTACCAGCGCAGTGCCGACGTGTTCCTCGGCTTGCCTTTCAACATTGCCTCCTACGCGCTCCTCACGCACATGGTGGCGCAGGTTTGCGACCTCGAAGTCGGCGATCTCGTCGTTTCTCTCGGCGACGCGCATCTCTACGTCGACCACATCGAGCAGGCGAACTTACAACGCCACCGCACACCGCGTTTTCGCCCCACGTTGCGACTCAACCCCGAAGTGCGCAGTTTGTACGACTTCCGCTACAAGGACATTACGCTCGAGGGCTACAATCCCCACCCACACATCAAGGCGAGAGTATCAGTTTAGCAAGCGTTTGCCCCTCATTTCGGGGGCAACGCTTTGCGCGTTTACACACCAAATTGACACTGAGTGTCACAGATGAAAGTTTTTTTGTACCTTTGTCGTAACACAACACAGAACTATGGAACTAACAGAAATGCCGTCGAAGACGACGACTGAGCCCCACAAATAACACAGGACCATAAACACGAAACTATGAGCTTACCGCAAGACCGCCGAAAACGGCAACTTAAAACCGCACGGCTCGACATCATTGCAGAACTATACAAACGAGGATACAGCCTGCGAAAAATAACAGAAGAGGTGAAACGACGACTCAATATTCCGAAGCTCGCCGTATCGACTACATACAACGACGTGCAGACGCTGCTCAAAGAGTGGAGAGAAAGTCGGATCGAAAACATCGACCAAGCACTGCAACTCGAACTCGAACGCATCGACGACACCACGGCCGAACTCTGGGAACAGTGGGACAAGTCGAAAACAGAAACACAAAAGACCACCACCACACGAAGCGGACGAATCAAAGGAAAAGGAAACGCAGGCATCGAAACCGACGCCGTATCCGAAAGCCGTACCAAAGTCGGAGGACTCGGAAACCCTGCCTACATCGCCGAAATTCGACAGCAACTCATCGAACGCCGAAAACTCCTCGGCTTGTACGCCCCCGAAGCGCGACAAGTCAAAAGCGAAGTCACTGTGCATCGCCCGCCGTGCGAAATGACCACAGAGGAACTCGAAGCCGAACTCAAGGCCTTAAGACTAATGTAATAAATGGGGGACGGAATATTCTACAAAGTAGATAGGGACTACAAAGTCCATCAAGCCGAACCTGCAGTAAGAGCCTTTTACGTCGCGCGCGAACTTGGTCGGCGAAAGGCTGTGCTGTCTTTCCCCCATTTCCTCGACTACACCGATCCGAACTACTCGCGACAATGGTTTCACACACTCATTGCCGAGAAATGCCAAGACCTCCTGCTCGGAAAACTCAAAACTGGGCGGCTTATGGTCTTCGTCCCACCTCAGCACGGGAAATCGGAAATTGTCTCTCGCAAGTTCCCCGCCTGGGCTTTGGGCTACAATCCGAACCTAAAAATCGTCGGCACGTCCTATGCGGCAAGCCTTGCACAAGGTTTTTCGCGTTCCATACAGCGCACGATCGACAGCTCCGAATACAAAGAGGTGTTCCCCTGCACGTTTCTCAATTCGCAGAACGTGTCGACCGACGCAAAGCGCGGCTATCTGCGCAACATCGACATCTTCGAAACCGTCGGTTTCGGGGGCTTTTATCGCGCCGTCGGTGTGGGCGGTGGTTTGACGGGTACGCCCGCCGATCTCGGCATCATCGACGACCCGGTGAAAGACGCACTCGAAGCCGCTTCGCAGACCTATCGCGACCGCGTGTGGGAATGGTACACCGACGTGTTCCTCACGCGTCTGCACAACGACTCGAAGCAGTGTTTGATCATGACTCGTTGGCACGAAGACGACCTCGCGGGGCGTTTGCTCCGCACCGAGCCCGAGAAGTGGACGGTGATCCGCATTCCCGCTCTTCGAGAAGATCGGGACAATCCCGACGACCCGCGAGAAATCGGCGAGGCATTGTGGGAAGATAAGCACAGCGCCGAGCGGCTGCACGAAGCCGAAAAGCGCGCCCCTCGCACCTTCGCCGCGCTCTATCAGCAGCGCCCGACGATTGAAGGCGGCAACATCATCAAGCGCGAATGGTTCGGGCGCATTTCCGCCGCGGAGTTCGCCCGTATCGCCCGCAGCACGCCCCCGACGTTCTTCATCGACACGGCCTACACGGACAAGACAACGAACGACCCGACGGGCATCATTGCGACGTGCAAGGTGGGCAACGATCTCTACATCACCCACGGGCAAAAGGTGCTCATGAAATTCCCCGATCTCCTGCGCTTCATCCCCTCCTACGTGGAGGAGCACGGCTACACGTCGCGGAGTTCCATTCGCATCGAGCCGAAGGCAAACGGCCTTTCCGTGATCGATCAGCTGCGAGACGTTACGGGATTGAACGTTACGAAGACGCCGACTCCGAAGGAGAGCAAGGAAACGCGCCTAAATGCCGCCTCGCCGTCGGTGGAATGCGGGCGGGTGATACTTGTGGACGGGGCGTGGTGCGAAGCCTTCATCGACGAGCTGTGCGGATTCCCGTCGAAGCCTCATGATGAATTCGTGGACGTGTTGTGCTACGCCATCGATTATCATCTCGGACGCTCCGGTCGTGCTATCGACCTCGCGGACATAGCCCGAAAAATCAACGGGTGATGCTTTGAAATATGACTATGTTTTGATTTGTATGTAATTTGCTTTACGAATTCCCCCTTCGTCGTGATGACGCGGGCGGGAAACTCGGCACGCCAGGGAAGAGGGCGACATCATCACATTAACGCCTTGTATTTGTCTATGCTCTCATCTGTACAAGACCGCCGCGGGGTTCGACTCCCCGCCGTGCCACAAAATGGTTTCTTCATGGTATCTAATTGAAATGTTACCGGCTGCTGCCCGCTCGTGAGAGTCGGCGCAGCCACACGGCCGCGGAACGCACGCCCGTTCACCGGGATAGGGAGTTTTATGGAGATTTTTCTCCCGAGGTGGTTCGAATCCACCCGCGGCCACTCCGTTTTTATCGGAAACTCGGGACGTTTTGCCTAAAAGGCGGGACGTTTCGATGGAAATGCCCCCATTAATCGAAAAGCTCACCGCTATGGATATTCGCGACATCTTGGACTCCTCGCTCACGGCAGACGAGAAGATCACCGCTCTATGTGAAAAACATCTCAACATCCCCCCGTGGCGAGGGCCGTCGGGGCTGATCAACGCCTACGACCCCTCACTTCACCCCGTGGCCGACAAAGCAATTTATTGCGATGCGGTGACAAGTGAGGGGGTGCAGCCCGTTACGCGCATCATGCTCGACTTTCAGCGTCTCGCCGTCCGCCGTATGGCCGAACTCATTTGCGGCATCCCCGTGAAACGCGTGTACAAACCTACGAACGACCGGGAGGCCGAGGTGGCGGCGTTCCTCGAATCGGTCTACGAGCGCAACCGCATCGACTCTTTGAACATCGAACGCTGCAATCTCCTCTTCTCTTGCTGCGAAGTGCTCACGCTTTGGTATGCCATCGAGGAACCGAACAACGTCTACGGGGTGCATAGCCCCTACAAGCTTCGCGCCCGCAACTTCGCCCCGTCGTCGGGTGATGAGCTGTATCCGCTTTTCGACGAATACGGCGACATGATTGCAATGAGCGTGGCCTACACCCGCCGAATTCGGGGCAACGACGTTCGCTATTTCGACACCTACACGGCCGACCGGCACATTTGCTGGAGCACGTCGACGGGCGGATGGAAGGAGGAGCGCAACGAGAAAATCACCCTCGGGAAGATTCCCGCCGTCTATATGTATCGCCCGACCCCCGTATGGGAGGAAACGTCGAACACGGTCTACGAGATGGAGTGGGCGCTTTCGCGCAACGGCAATTATCTGCGCCGCAACTCGAAGCCCGTCTTCGCCGTCTTTGCCGACGAGCAAATCCCGTTCGGCGACAGCTCGGACAAAGACGCGCTCAGCGTGATGCAATTCCCGAAGGGGAGCGCGGCGCAATATGTCACCTGGCCGCAAGCCGTCGACAATCTCAAATTCTACATCGAAGAACTCCGCTCGCTCTTCTTCACTCAATTGCAGCTCCCCGACTGGAGCTACGAGAAGATGAGCCAACAAGCCCTCTCGGGTGAGAGCCGCAAGCAAATGTTCATCGACGCACAGCTCAAGGTGAAAGACGAGAGCGGGCGTTTGATTGAGTTCTTCGACCGGGAGATGAACGTGATAAAGGCCTTCGCTCGGGTGATTTTGGGCTCGGGCTATGCGGATGCCGTCGATTCGCTGGCGGTGGAACAAATCATCACCCCGTTTTCGATCGAAGACGAAGGCGACACGATCAAGAACCTTGTTGCAGCCAACGGCGGAAAGGCGATCATCTCGCAACGCGAAAGCGTGGAACTCTACGGCCACAGCAAGGACATCGACAAGACAATGGCCGAAATCGCCGCCGAAAATGCCGTCGACGTGCTGCAACCCGAATCGGGATTCTAACCTCAGAAACCAATGCCGAGACTTACTTACGAGCAACAGCACCTCCGCAACATTCTCCGGCTGGAGAAACGCATCGGAAAGCTCTTCGACGAGGCCGCCGCCCGCGTGGCGCTCTTGTCGGAGAGCGTCGACGATTTTTCACCCGAAGAGGTGTTCGCCTTCGACAAGTATCCCTATCTGCGCAATCGTGCAAAGAAACTGATGCTCGAACTTCACGGCGCGCTCTCGACGACCGTAGCCGACGGGGTGCGCACGGAATGGGATTTGGCGAACGCGAAGAACGACCTGCTGGTGCGTTCTGTGCTCGGGTCGGCGGCAAAGCATCTGAGCCCGGAGCGCCGAGCCCGCTATTTCTCGACCAACGCGGGGGCGTGCACGGCGTTCCTCGCTCGGCGCGAACGCGGGATGAATCTCTCGGAGCGGGTGTGGAACCTCACCGAGCAATTCAAGGAAGAACTCGAAATGGGGCTCGATCTCGGGTTGCGCGACGGCGTTTCGGCCGTCGAAATGAGCCGCACCCTCCGGGCATATCTTCGCAACCCCGACGCACTTTTTCGGCGTGTTCGCGACGAGCACGGCGTGCTTCACCTCTCGGAGCGGGCAAAGGCCTACCACCCCGGGCGGGGCGTGTATCGTTCGGCCTACAAAAACGCACGTCGCCTGGCGGGCACGGAGGTGAACATCGCCTATCGCACGGCCGATCATCTGCGCATGCAAGAGTTGGATTTCGTGGTCGGGGTGGAGATCAATCTTTCGGAGAACCACACGTGCCTCGGCGCGGACGGCAAGCCGCACCGCTTCCACGATATTTGCGACGATCTGAAGGGGAAATACCCGAAGACGTTCAAGTTCACGGGTTGGCATCCGCATTGTCGTTGTTTCGTCACGCCGATCTTGAAAACGGAGGAGGAGTTCGACGCGGACACGGGGCGCATTCTCAACGGCGAAGAACCTACGGAGGGGAGTGAAAACGAGGTGAACGAATTGCCCGACGAGTTCAAATCGTGGTTGCAGGAGAACAAGGGGCGCATCGATGCGGCGACGGCGCGCGGCTCGCTCCCGTATTTCATCAAGGACAACGAGTCGCTGGTCGGCAGCGTGTTTGCGCCGAAGAAAAAGACGCTCCTCGAAATTGCCGAAGAGCGCCATGCAAAGCGTACAAAGGAAGAGGAGGACGCGATTCGCGAACGCTGGGCGGCGCGTGCGAAGGAACACGCCGAGGTGAAAGGGGCGGCTGCCGAAACACTCAAAACTGCCGCCGACTTCGGGGAAATCGACGCGTCGGACTTGGCGCAGGCCGTCGAGTCGGGACAAATCGCGAAAATCAAAGCGGAGACGACGAAGTTGCAAAGCGCGATCGAGGAAATGAAGAAGGCCGAAGACGAACTCTCCGACCTGATTCCCGATGCGCATAAGTGGCACAAGGAGTTCACTCTCGAGGAACTGAAAAGCACGCACGCGGCGGTGCAAAAGAAGCTCGCGACCTTTGAGGGCTTGCCGCTGGAGGCGCAGGCCAGCAAGTTGAAGTACGAAGTGCAATGGGTTGCCGACAATAAGAAGTATTCGACATGGCAGGTTGCCGAAAGCGCGTACAAGGCTCAACACGCTGCGGTGCTCGAAAAGATCGAATGGCAGAAGGTCGACGATCAAATCGAGGGGCTTTCGTCGTTCAAAACGAAGTCCCCGATCTTCAAGCAGGCCATCGCAGACGCGAAGGCGGCACAAGAGATGGGGGACATTGAGAAGGCGAAAGAAGCTATCGAAATAGCGGAAAAGAAGCGCGCGGAACTCGAGAAGAAGAAACAAACCTCTAAATCTTCGTCGGGAACGTGGACTGTAAACAACACCCCGCAGAAGGGACATGTCTACTTGGATTCGTCTACAGAAGAATCTAAGAAAGCGAAGATAAGTGAGTTAACGGGAGTTTACGACAAGCAGAAGATAGACGACTTCTACAACGCTGCTTATGGTTTCTCGTATCAATGGGATTATGAGATTAGAAGATACCAAAGCGGATTATTAGACCACACTTTTGTTTCAAGACACGGGCATTCTTACGAAGAGATCAAGAAACGAGCCGAAGATCTTGAAGAGTGGATCGATAGAAGCCCGAAATGGGATGGCGGAACCACCTATCGCGGAATGTGTCTCAGTAAGAAACAACTGGGTGATCTCATTGATAAACTAACAAGTGAAGAAGGTGCAGGAATGTTAGGCGCATCGTCGTGGAGTACGAATAAGGAAACATCAACGTACTTTGCCGGAGTTGGGTATCACGACGAGATTACACCGTATGAGCTTAAAACCCAAAAGGTCATTTTGGTCGCGAAGACGCAAAAAAACGCGACAAGTCTGCGTTATTTGTCGCACTTTAAGGGCGAGTACGAAGTGCTTTCCTCACAACGGAACAGATATCGTTTCCTTCGTATGCGAGAACGTGGTGGGTATATTTATATAGAAGTCGAACCGAAATAAAGGGGAAGGGATCTCTTGACAAATCCTTTAATGACGTACTCGTCGCCACAATCTCGGGATTTCGTAAGGTAGCAGAATAGATGTGCGATAAGCTCATCCGAAGCCTTATTTTCCCATGCTGATTTGAAGTTCGTAAGTCCGACATTTTCAATCAGACGCAGGAGCTCTTCCGTATCTTGTCCGTAATTCTCGACGAAGTCTTTTTCGCCAATCCAAAATCCAAAAGCTTCGCATCCGAGTTCGTCTGGGAACTCTTCCTCCCCTTTGTAGTACCTGCATTGCTTGAGTCGTTCTTCTTTTGTCATCGTAGAATGAGTTTTAGTCTTCAAAGATAGCATATTCTCCCCGTCTCCCGCTCTTTTTGAGCGTTAAAACGACACCCTCGCTCGGAAAAAAAACGCTTTACACGCTTCCAACGTCTCTGAGCGGAATACTGCCCCCCTTTATATAGCGGTGATATGGGAGGAAATTATTACCTTTGTATCGATACAAAGACTATAAATAGAATGCACAAAGTAGCTTTTGACGCGTTGAAGACCCGTTTCGAGGGGATCAACGAAAAAGTACTCGACAGGATAGCGAAGAATATCGCGAAGACTGCCACCACCGCCGAAGAAGTGAAAGACTCCGTGGAGGCGATCACGATTCAGCAAATCATCGATGCCGAAGGCGACCGCCGCGCAACCGATGCTCAGAAAACCGCCGTCGCCAACTACGAACGGAAACACGGATTGAAGGACGGAAAATCGATCGAGCCGTCCGAAGAAAACGAGCCTACGGAACCGCACGGCAACAAAGACCCCGAAGACATGCCGCAATGGGCAAAGACACTCGTCGAAAACAACGCAAAATTGCAGCAGCAACTCGCGGCGATGAGTTCGGAGCGCATCACGAACGACCGAAAACAACAACTCTCGGCCGTCGTCGAACAGCTTCCCGAACATCTGCAAAAGCCCTACGCCCGTATGAAGCTCGACGGCCTTTCGGACGAGGAGTTCAAAACGACGCTTGAAGACGTGAAGACCGAAGTTGGGGGAATCGTCGACAATCTCAAACAAAGCGGACTTGTCTTTGCCCGTCCTTTGGGCGGAGAAAGCAAGGGCGCTCAAGAACTCTCCAAGGCGCAGCTGGAATCGATCACCCACCGGGACGGCGCACCGTCGAAAGACGCTCAACCGTTCTAACAAAAACACACCCTCACAGAACACACAAAAAACTAGACCAAAATGGGTATGACAGTAAAACGGCGCAAAGACCAGGCGGTGCCTCGTGTCTTTGAGCACAAAGTCGCCGACATTCCCGGCGGCGTATCCGTCAAGACCTCGGAACTCGGCGGCGACTACCTTTTTGAAGGTACGCCCCTCAGCGCCCCCGACAACGGCATTTGCCACGTCGTGAAACAGGCCGTCGTAACGGCAAAGGTGGAGGCGACGGAAACGGAGGTAAAGGTGCAGAAAGGCCACCACTTCAAGGCCGACGACGTGCTCCTCCTCAGCGTAGGCGGAAAAGCGTCGAAGATTACGAAGATCGACACCTCGCAGAAAGCCGCCGACACATTGACGCTTTCGGCCGCTATCGGAGCAATCCCGGTGCTCTCGGTTGTCGCCGAAGCGAAAGCCGAAACAACGGGCAACGACGCGGAATTGAAACACATTCCCCTTTCTCTTTCGGGTTCGGGTCGACAGGTCGTGCAAAACGACAACCTCGACACGGACGCGTGGGTAATGGGTACGACGCACGGCGCAACGCTTCACCCCGATGTGGAAAAGCACCTCAAGGGCATTGTCAACTATTAAATCTAAAATCCGATGATCACAGATACTTTGATTCAAGGCCTCACACAGCAGATGGTGCAGGCTCGTGTCGATAGCGTCGACGTTCGTCCGTTTCAGTTTGCCACGCTCTTCCCGGTTCGCCGCGTCAACGGCTTTACGTGGGGCACGATCAGCAACCAACTCGGACGAAAGAACGTTGCGGCCGACATCCACTCGGACAACAGTACAATCGTGCGCAAGCGCCGCCCGATGTTCGAGAGTGCAAAGGGCGACATTCCGTTTATCTCGATTAGTCGTGAACTCTCGCGCTCGGAGTTGAAGGAGTACCAAGTAGCGTATGCTCTCGCAAAATCCCCCGATGCGGCACAACTCGTGCAGTATTGGGGCGCGGATGTGGACTTCTGCGTCAACGGCGTGCAAAGCGAGTTGGAGTACATTGCGTTGAAACTCGTATCCAACGCCGGCAAGCTCGCGTTCAACACCACGACGAACGCCACGATGGCGAATGAGTTCAACCTCGACTACGATGTGGACGAGGATCTCAAAATGAAGACCTCGACGAATTGGGGCGACAAGTCGAACGCGGACGTTATCGGCGATTTGGTGAAAGCCGTAAAAGCCGCCCGCAAGAAGAATTTGCACCCTCGTTACGCTCTCGTAAGCATGGAGACGTTCTACAAGATCTGCTCTTCGGAACAGATCATCAAGGCCTGCGCGTCGTTCATTGCCAATGCCGTGGGTGTGGCTCAAACTCCCTCACTTGATCAGGTGAACAAAATGCTCGCTTCGCAGGCGTTTCTCTACGGTTTGCAGCTGCGCGTGATCGACCAAGACATCACCCGCGAGTTCACCGACGGCACGTTTACGTCGGGCAACCCGTTCGAGAACGACCGTCTTGTGCTTTGCGAAACGCCGATCCTCGGTTCGACGCAGTACGACATTCTTGCCGAGCCGAATTTCCGCGGTATTCGCACGGAACGTGCCCACACGGTAATCAAGAAGTACGGCGTGGACGAACCGTATAAGGAGGTAACGATCGGACAAACGGACGCAATCCCCGTATTCGACACGGCATACCGCAACGTCTATCTCCGCACCGACGCACAAGACTGGTAACGCAACGAAAGCCCGAGACGATGTACACCGTAGAACAAGCCCTTCGGGGAATCACAATGTACCCTCTCCCGAATGCCACGCTCGAAGGCGTGTGCATTCGGCGCGGGCTCTCACGAGACGCCGAGGCAACCGCCGACGTGATTCGCGGCAACGCGTTTCGTCTGGCCGAAGCGGACATTCTAACGTGGCTCGCAGCCGCCCCGAACGTCTCGCAAGGCGGACAGAACTACACATTCACCGACGAACAGCGTAAGACGTACCGAACGCGAGCGGCCGCCGTCTTTGAAGAACTCGAAGGCGGCGCGGTGAAGTCTTCGATCTTCGGATATAAAGGCGACCGCCTATGATCATCCCGAACGGAACTTTGTCCGTGAAACGAAAGACAGCGTCGGGAATCGACCCCGCGACGGGACACCCTCGCAGGTCGGAGGGAGGATACGTCGGCGCGATTCCGTGCCAATACACGGCGGTGCATTACAACGCCCAGGGCACGACGCACGGCGAACACTTCACCCCCGCGGCCTACACGGTGCTCATCGACGAGCAACCGTTCGAAGGGGAGCAGATACGCCTTGTCGACCGAGACGGTCGCTCTCTGGGGGACTTCTCCGTGCAACGTGTCGAACGCCTCGATGCCGTCTGCCAGATTCGTCTTTGGATCTAAAATACGAAGGAAATGCCAATTGTAGATAAGACGGATTATCAGGCCGTGGAGCGCTATTTCGCCGATGCCGCGCAGAAGTACGAACGTGCGTTGATTCGTTCGTTGCAGTACGTGGCCGTTCGCGTCGTCAACACCGCTCGGCGCAGGGGCTCGTACATTGACCAGACGGGGAATCTCCGCAGTTCGATCGGGGCGGTTATTGTCGTCGACGGACACATTCGCTGGAGTTCGAATTTCGACGTGGCGCAACACTCCCGCCGAGGGAAGACATCCGCCTCCTCTCGTTCTCCGATCACCGCGACGAAGCCCGGCGGCTACGAAGGACGGCGTTTTGCGGCCGAACTCGCACGAAAGTACAGCCGCGGTGTGGCGCTTATTGTCGTCGCAGGTATGGACTATGCCGTGCACGTTGCGAATCGCGGACGGGACGTTCTCGACAGCGCGACACTCGAAGCAAAACAACTTGTGCCGCAGATGCTAGCTAAACTCAACGCCAAACGAAAGTAATCGCTAATGCCAAAAACCTCTCGACAGATTCAGGGCGACGTGTATCGGAAACTCCTCAAGAGCCCGATCGCAGAGACGATCACGGGCGGAGTTTATCGCGAAGGTCTACGCCCGCGAGACAGCCCAAAAGAGGATGCCGTGGTGATCTTCACCGCGGGTGTTACGGGGGACATCCAAAGCGGGGTTGTAACGATAAACATCTTCGTCCCCGATATTGACCCGTACGACAACGGCGTGCTGACCGAAGACAGCGCCCGAACGGAAGAGATAGAACGCGCCGCACAACGATGGGTGGATTCACTCTCAACGCGCGACTCGAACTACCGATTCCGACTACAACAGACGATCGCCACCGACGAAGCACCCGAGCTACACGAACATTTTATCGTCGTACGGCTCGAATACGACTTCTTCGGAGACGATGACACAGACTAAACACACACATTAACCACACAAAAACACAGAACTATGGCAGTACTAGCATGGAACTACGGAAAGTTCGAGACCGTAGAATCTGAAGGAGGGGAGCCCAAAGCAGCCTCCCAGTGGACGCAGATCGACGTTCCTAAGAAAGATTCGCTCAAAGTAGATCCGAAGGAAGGGGAAACAAAAGAAGCCCTAGACGAGCAAGGGAACATCGTCGACAGTAAGACAACTCCCGCGACCTACGAAATCCTCTGGGAGATGTTCGTCAAAAAGGGGGTCGAGCCTCCTTTCGATGGCGAGGACGGCGTAATCGCCGGAGAGCACGCTTTCCGATTCACGCCGGACGACCCGGCGTGCAAAGGTTGGAGAGTGGACCGCGCTACGGTTTCGGCCGCAATTTCGTTCTCCACGAGCGAAGGCACGCTGTACAAGTACAAAGCGAAAGTGCTCAAACCGAAGGCGGGCAAAGCCTTTAAGCTCGAGGTGATCTCCTAAACCTCAAACACGAGAAATGCACAGGCGCACAAGGAAAGGCACTCGTAGACGTGGGGGTTACGAGTGCGAGCGGTTCGATTCCGCTCTGCGCCCCTAACAAATGTAAAACACTAATGACCAAAACACAAGAACAACGGGTGGCAGATGCCGTGATGCAAGCCCCCGTCGAAGTAACAGTGGGTGCAACGACGTACGAAGTAGCACCTCCCACGCTTGCGACGCTGATTAGCGTCTCGGAGATCGTGTCGCACCTTCCCCGTCTCCCCGAGGTCGAAAACGGTGACCTCATCACAAGCGCACTTTCCTACGCGTCGGAGTGCGAAAGCCTCGGTCTTCTGGCGGCAACGTTGATTCTCGGCGCACGCGAAGCGAAAGCCCCCGCAGTGAGTGAGCACCCGTCTTCGCTATTATCGCGCGTTCTGCGCCTTGTAAGACGGGAAAGAACGCCGAAGGTCACCCGAGGCGAAGTGCTCGCCCGTGAGATACTCGAGACATTGAGCCCCGTGGAGCTGCAAGCGGTCGTCTCCGATGTGCTTAAACGGATGGAGATCTCTAGTTTTTTCGCGCTTACCACTTTCCTCAACGCCGTGAATCTTCTCAGACCGACGAAAGTGGAGAACGAAACGACAGCGTCTGGGCGATCATCGGAGGAGTAATCAAGGGGTTCAACTTCTCGCTCGATTACGTGCTCTACGAATTGAGCTACACCAACCTAATCATGCTCGGCGCCGCTCTCCCGTCGTACGACACAGACAAGGACGACGAAAGCAAGGAAGAGGTGATCGACGCGAGCGACCCCGCTAATCAAGAACGAGTCCGAGAGATTCTCGGCATAAAAGATTGAACCATGGATCAAGAAACGGGTAGACTTCATTTCGAAGCGCTTTTCGACGATAGCGAACTCCGCGCGGGAGCACAACGCGCCCAGGCGGAACTTCGCGGCATCGGAACGGCAGCCGAAGCCGAAGTGTTGAAGATGGACGGGCTTATGGGAAAACTCGCAGCGTCGGCCGCGGGCTTGTTCGCCGTCGACAAGATCAAAGACTTTGTCTCGCAGCTCGCCCTCGTTCGCGGCGAATATCAGCAGCTGGAAGTGGCGTTTGAAACGATGCTCGGCAGCAAATCGAAGGCCGATGCGCTGATGGGGCAATTGATCGACACGGCCGCCAAAACACCGTTTGAGATGAGCGAGGTTGCCGAAGCGTCGAAGATGCTCCTCGCCTACGGAATGGAGGGCAACAAGGTGAACGAGACGCTAATCCGTCTCGGAGACATCGCCGCGGGCTTGTCTATGCCGCTAAAAGACCTCGCGTTTCTTTACGGCACGACCATGGTACAAGGCCGTCTCTACACGCAAGACCTCAATCAGTTCCTCGGCCGTGGTATTCCCCTCGCCGACGAACTCGCCAAGCAGTTCGGCAAGAACAAGAGCGAGGTGAAGAAACTTGTCGAAGAGGGCAAGATCGGTTTCCCCGAAGTGCAGAAAGCTATCGAGGCGTTGACGGGCGAAGGCAGCAAGTTCGGCGGCTTGATGGATAAGCAGTCGAAGACGATCAAAGGACAGCTATCTAACATCGAGGACGCGTGGGAGCAGATGATGAACGAGATAGGCAAGAGCCAGGAGGGGAACATCTCGGGTGTGCTCGACATCACGGGCAAGCTCATCGAGAACTGGCGGAGGATCGGGAAGGTCATACTGTCCGTGGTCGCTATTTACGGGTCGTATAAGGCGGCGACGATGGTAGCGGCTGTTGCCACGCGTATCGCAGCCGCCGCGTCTGAAAGCATGGCCTATCAGCAAAAGCTCGCCGCAATGCAGGGCATCGCATTGTCCGAAGCGCAGGCGGGAGTGGCCGCAGCTAGTTCAATGGCAACGGGGGCATTTAACGCGTTGAAGGTCGCGTTCGCCTCCAACCCCTTTGGGCTCATCATTACGGCGATTACAACCGTGATCACGTTGTTTGTCGCCTTTCGAAGCGAAGTCGACGAAACGACCCAAATGTCGGAGAAGTTCGGCGAGAGCGCGGCGAAGTCTATTCAACAGGTCGAGTCGTTGAGTACCGTCCTAATGGGGCTCGACGAGGGCACGGGCGTGTACAAGAAGACGATGGAAGAGCTGAACACGATTCTCGAAGACTACGGCGTTACGCAGATCAAAGAAGGCGACAACATCGACACGATCAACAAGAAGCGCCAGCTCGCAATTGAATTGATCAAGAACGAAGGAATCGAGCGACAGAGATTGAACGCGATTCAGACGGCGAACGATGAATACGGCCAAAAATTGCAGGAAAGCCAACAAGACCTCGCGGGCAAGTTCCGAAACGCAAAATACGACACCGGCCTTCGTAACGGCGACGGATCTGTTGTATGGGGAAACATCAAGAGCGTGCAGGAACAAGCAAGCGCTATTTCGCAAATCTATCACAACATCGCCGTCGAGAATGCGGGCAAAACGGGGGATGAAATCAACCGCATCTTCAAAGAGCGCTTGCGGATGATGAAGGAGGAGAGGAAACTCGCGATCTCAGATGCGGAAATCAACGCAACGTGGTTCGATGGTGTGATCATCAAAACGGAGACGCTCAATACGTATAACGAAAAGATAAAAGGATTAACCAAGGCCTACAAGGAAAGCACAGTCATCGCAGATGCGAATGCAGAAGCAGCAAAGCGGCAAGGCGACGCTCAAGCCGACGCCGCCGATCGTGTAGCCGCGGGGCAACGCAAGCTCTTAAACGCGAGCAAGACGGCAAATGATCTTTACAACAACGTAGCGCGCATCGTCAAAGACTTTTCCGACAACACGCTCAATATCCACATCAACTTTGATGCAGAGATCCCACAGTGGATGCTCAAAATGGATTTGGGCGCTTTGAAACACAATGCAGCATTGTTTGTAAGCAGAGCACAAGAAGCGCAGAGAAGTGGGAAAACGGAGTTCAAAGTAGACGGCAAGACCTTTAAGACGGGAGAAGGTATGCAGCACGGCGTGACCTATACGCGCGCCGCACAACAAGTCGAAGCCCAACAAGAAGCCGCCCGAAAGAAAGCCGAGGAGGCTGCGAAAAAGAAGAAGAGCACAAGCAATAAAAGTGCGCGAACCGCGGCCGAGAACGCCCGAAAGAAAGCCGAAGATGAGCGCAAGCGCATTGCACTCGAAAAGCACGATCTCGAGAAGGACATCGAGAAGTACAAGGATTCGATCATCGAGAAGGAATACGAAAGCAGTCTCGAAATCCGCCAAAACAAAATCAATCTCCTCGAAGACGGATACGAGAAGGAGCGACAACAGATCGAACTCAACTACGAACGCCTGCTCTTCGAGAACAAGAAGCGTTCGGACGCAATGGTCGAAGCCATCAAGGAGAACAAAATGCGCGAATGGAAAATCGCGAACCCGAAGGCGACGAAAGAGCAAGAGAACGCGCATCGCGACAAACTCAACGTGACGGAGAAAGACTTCGATCCGTCACAAAGAGCGATGCTAGCGCAATACGAGAGCGTAGCCGAAGAAACGCGCGTCAAAGCATCGGGCGATCTCTACAAGCGCGCCATTGCCGAGTTTCAGGACTACGACACACGACGCACCGAAATCGCGAAAGAGGGCGAACAGAAGCGCGCCTCAATCGAAGACTATTTCTCACAATACGCACGAGAACTGCAAGAAGAGATCGCCAAGGCGGGCAAGGACAAGAACGACGCCCTCGCGAAATTCGACTCCGAAGCACACACCGCGGCCGAGAAGCGCGAAAAGGAAGCGAGTCAAAAGCTCGCCGACATCGCCGGCACGAAGGAACGCGCCCTCGAAGAATCGAAGCGCAAGCAGGAGAAGGACATCAAGGCCGTGAACGACGAGGAAATCGAGAGCACGAAGAAGACATCCGCACTCTTCGTGAACCTCTTCGGCGACGCTGCCGAGAAGAGCCGCAAGGAACTGCACAAAGTGATCACCGAAACCGAATCACTCCTGGCCTATCTCCGCGAAACGTCCGATGAGAAGATCGTCCCGAGTTTCGGCTTTTCGGCACAAGAACTCCGCAACCTCAAACAAGCCCCCGAGAAGGTAAAGGAGATCACCGATCAACTCAAGCGATTGAAGGATGCGGTGAAGACCGAAAACCCGTTTGCCGCACTGGGCGAAGCCATCAACGACGTGTTCCGAAAGGCCGAACAGGGGGAAAGTCTCCCCCCCCTCGAGGTGCGTCTGAAGAAGTTGGCATCGGCAGCAGCTGCAACGGCCGACGTGATTGCCCCCATTTCGGCGAAGCTCTCCGCAATGTTCGAAGCCGCGGGGAGTCAAAACCTGAGCGAGCAGGCCGACGCGCTGACCGAAACCATGACCACCGTGTCGAACATCGGGAAGGGCTTTGCGCAGGGCGGCATTGTGGGCGGCATCGCGGCTGCGGCGGGCGAGGCCATCGGCTATGTCACGAAAGCCTTTCAGGCGGCCGCGGCGCACAAGAAGGCGTTGCTCGAAATTCAGAAGCAGATCAACGAGCAGCAACTGCAATACAACGAACTCCTGCGGCAGGAACGCCTCGAAGCCCGCGACCTCGAAACGATCTTCGGAACGGACAAATACACGAAGGCACGCCGTGCGCTCCTCGTCGCGAAGGATTGGGACGCGGACATCAAGAAGCGCATCAAGGGCGACCTCAAAACGCTTGCCGATTATCGCTTTTCTCTCGAAAAGAAAGAGCAATGGGCGGGCGGCCGCATCCTCTTCGACCCGAAAACCGAGGGCGACCACTACGGGCTGGGGATGATCAGCGTGAAGACCGGCCACGCCAAATCGGGGTTCTTCGGTTTGGGAAAGGGGCGCGACTTGTATAGCGGATTGACACAGATTGCCGAATACAAAGACCTCGTCAAAGCCAACGGCCACCTCAATCTCGAACTCGCCAAGAGCATTGCGGCGACCCGAGAGTTCGAAGGCGACGGCAAAAAGGCGTTCGAATCGCTGATCAAGGCGGAGGAGAACTACGAGGCCGCGCTCAAACAGATGGACGACTACCTCGGCGGAATCTTCGGCAACTACGCCACGGACATTATGGACGTCGTCGCCGACGCGTTCGAAAGGGGCACAGACGCTGCGGAAGCCTTCGGAGATGTGACAAGAAAGGTGATGCGCAACGTCGCAAAGGACATGGTGCAAGCGGCAGTTCTTCAGCCCGTGATTGAGCAACAATCCGAGTTGGTGAAAAAGGCCTACGCAACGGGCAACAGAGACGAAATCACCAATGCATTGGGGACGGCAGCCCACGCATTTGCGGACGTTGAAAAGGTGGCGCAAGAGGAATACAAGAAAGCGGCCGAGATGTTCAAGCGCCAAGGAATCGACCTTTCGGGAGGCAGTGCCGCAACTCGCGAAGCCTCGCAGAAGGGCATCGCCACCGCGTCGCAGGACTCCGTCGACGAACTCAACGGACGAATGACCGCCGTGCAAGGACACACCTACAACATCGCCGAGAACACCCGAATGCTCCTCGGGACGGCCAACGAGATCCTCAAGGGCGTGGTCGGCATCGAACGCAATACGGGCAACGTCCACGCGCGCCTTTCGGTCGTCGAGCAGCACTTGAAGTCCGTCAAAGACACCGTCGGCGACATCGCACTCAAAGGAATAAAAATCAAGTCATGAACGCATTAGACTATTCAGGACGGCTTTACATCGGTGGGGAGGACGTTTGGGACGTATGCTACGTCTGCACGGCATTCGGGGGCTTCAATGAGCTGATCGCCTTTCCGCCGTTGAAAACTCCTCCCGCGAATGATTGGTACGAAGAGCGCGGTTTCGACCCCGATCTTTCCGCCCCTGTGCTCGACACGCGCGAGGTGACGCTGCGGCTCTCCGCCACCGACGAGGAGGACTACGCCTACACGCTCGGAAAACTCTACTCAGTTGTCGAGGTGCGCGCCCCGAGCATCGGCCGTTCGTGGTCGCTGCGTTTCATCGCTCCCTCCGACAGCGCGCACTCGTCGACCTTCGGACTTAAATTCGCCGACGACACCCCGATGCAGGGCTACACGTACCAGCCCCCCAATGCCGAGAAGGAGCGCGAGTGGATCTTGAGCACCTCGCGTCGCGACAAATTCGTGATCACCGAAAGCCCGAAACGCTCCTTTGCCGACTACGGCGCCCGCGTTCTCGGGGACGTAGTCGACGAGATGGAGCAGCGCAACGAGGTGAAGACGGGATTACTCCGCAAGTTTTCGACAAAAGCGGGGGCATTTTACGACAAAGGCGCCTTGTTTAACGAGAAAGGCGGCGACCGTCAAGTGCAACTCCTGATGCGCGCCGACACTCTCGCCGAACTTTGGCGAAATTACGACGCGCTGCTCGCCGATCTCATCCGCCCCGGTGCGCGACGATACGCGAACGCCCCGTTCTACTACAACTCGTGCCGCGTAGACGAGTTCATTCCCGACGAACCGCGGCCGTGGCTGCGATTCACCCTCACCCTTACTTTCTTCGAAGGCAGTACCGAATCTTCATACGACGAATTATGATCATCTATTCCCCCACGGGCGCAACGCTCCTCGACGTGATGCCCGACGACAACTCCTATCGACACCGCGCAATGATGGGCGACAACTCGCTCACCCTCTATTTCTCCCTCCCTCAGCACGTCGAAATCCCCGTCGGTGCCTATTGTGAGCACGACGGCGAGCGCTACACGCTGATGCACCCCGAGTCGCTCAAAATGCACCACACGAGGCATTTCGAATACACCGCCGAACTCGTGGCCGAGCAGGGGAAAATGTCGATCTGGAAGTTTCGCAACACCGTCGACGGGCGTTTGCGCTTCTCGCTCACGGCCAAGCCCCACGAACACCTGCAAATGCTCGTCGACAACCTCAATCGCCGCGATTCGGGCTGGACACTCGGCACGTGTATCGACAGTCCCGAGCGCGTGGTCAACTACGATCACGCCTTTTGCCGCGATGCCCTCGCGATGATCGCCAAGGAGTTCGGCACGGAATATGAGATCGTGGGAAAACGCATCTCGCTCGGTGCCGTGGAACACGACCGCGCGAACGCCCTCCCGCTCTCCTACGGCAAGGGCAACGGCTTTGTGTCGGGGGTGGCACGAACGAACGGCGAAGACAGCGTGCCGACCGAGATTCTCTACGTGCAAGGGGGCGAACGCAACATCGACCGCTCGAAGTACGGCGCGAGCACGCTGCATTTGCCCGTCAATGCCACCATAGCCTACGACGGCGCGCACTTTGAAGGCGAAGCGGGCTACGACGCCGCCCGCGCCCGCCGCTATCGCACGGACGAAAAGGGCTTCTCCGTGCAACGCGCAGACCGCCCCCTTTCGTCGATGGCCGAAGACAGCGTCGATTTGACCGACATTTACCCGAGTCGCGTCGGAACGGTGGCGGAGGTGATCACGGCGAACGAGAAAAACCACTTCTACGATTTCACCGACCCGACGATTCCCGCGACGCTCGACTTCGAACAATGCTTGATCGCGGGCGAAAAGATGACCGTGATCTTTCAAAGTGGCATGCTTTCGGGGCGCGAGTTTGAAGTTAAATACGCCCACGCGGCATCGGGAAAGAAGGCGCGGCGCTTTGAAATCGTGCCGCAGGAGATCGACGGCATGACAATGCCCGGGGGCGTATTCGTTCCCCGCGTGGGCGACAAATACGCCGTCTTTCATTGCATGCTTCCCCAGGCCTACATCAACGACACCGCCACGCGTTCGGGGGCGGAATGGGACTTGCTGCGCAAAGCGGTGAAACATCTGTACAGCCATGAAGACCCGAAGTTTTCATTCACCGGCACACTCGACGGCATTTGGGCGAAGCGAAACTGGGAGAACGTCGGCGAGCGCTTGCGGATCGGGGCGTTCATTTTCTTCTCCGACAAGCAGTTTCAACCCGAGGGCGTGGCCGTGCGCATTGTCGGCATCAAGAACTACATCAACACCCCGCACTCGCCCGAAATCGAACTCTCGAACGCCCCCGTGGCGGTTTCTTTCAGCACGACCCTGAAGACACTGGAAAGTGCCGCCGTGGCCGTCGAAGAGAAACACCGCGAAGCGTTGGAATACAGCGACCGCCGATTCCGCGACGCGAAGAAGTTGGTGGAGCGCGCCCGCGTGGCCGAAGAAGCCGAAACGCTGCGCACGCCGAACTTCGCGGACGGACTGAATACAGGCGCGGGAGCGCGCATCGACGCGACGGGCAACGCGGAATTTCAGAGCATGGCGGTGCGCGGCTTCTTTCGCGCGGCCGAATATCAGATCAACCGCATCGCATTGAGCGCGGGCGACGTCTTCCACACGGAGAACGGCTTGGTGAAAAGCGCCGAGCAACAGAGCGACGGCCGTTGGAAGGTGGTACTGCAAGAGCGCTTTCAAGGCGACGTGACGGGCTTTCGGGCGGGCGACGTCCTGCGCGGGGCTTACAACAGCGTAGGAACATCGGGCGGGGCAGCCGAAATTCGCACCTCGTGGTTGCGTGTTGAGGCAGTGGACGCCAAGGCGGGAACACTGACCGCGAGCCTTTATGCCGACAATCAGACACCCGAAGGCCGCAACGCTCCGCCCGTGCCGCTGATGCGCCTGGCGCGGTGGGGCAACACGACCGACCCGGAGCGCCAGAGCCACATTGTGGAGAGCGCAACGGAGGGGCGTATCGTGCGCCGCGTGAAGGTATCCGCTCCGATTATCGACGGCGCGCAGTCCGACGGCTTTGTGGTGGGCAAGTTGCCCGCGTGGTTGCGCGAGCATTTCGGTGCGGCCGTTGCCGGTGCGTCTGATTACGTGTTTGCGCGCGGCATCATCACGCAAAATATTCTCCGCTACACACCCGCGGGGCGTCCTCTTGCTGAGCGTGTCGACCGCGGTTTGTGGTCGGCTTCGGCGCGCTACTTCTACGAAGAGCAGAACCCCGAAACGGGGGCTTTCGAGATTTCGCGCGTTTGGCACGACGGTGCGCTCTACGAATTGGCACGCGGCGGCAACGGCAACACCGCCCCCGCGGCGCAGTCGACACATTGGACGCTCATTCAAGCGAAACCGAAGGACGGAAGCCCCGGCTATGATGGTAAGTCCGCCCCGCCGACGAACCCGAACTTGCTCAACTTCACCGCGAAGTGGAGAGACAAGGAGGGGAATATTCCTTACCAAACAGGAGAGTCGCGAAAAGGCGGGGCTAATATCACCACACCCGACGGGGGCAAATACGGAACAAAGTGCTTTCGTGTGCAAGCCGACCCAAAAGCAGCACCGGGAAATAATGGTATATACGCCTTTAATGTCGGAAAAGACCTAATCACCGGCACGCTCAAAGCGGGGCAATGGTACACGTACTCGTTCTATGTTCGCGGCAAGGGGTATCTGCGCAGCGCGTTCTACTTTCTATCGAACCCGGTGGTGGAGAGACGCACGTCTGTAAACGGACTTAGCCGCGACAATGCCGATTCTCTCTATCAGCCTATTTCGGACGAATGGCGGCGCGTTGTGTGTACGTTTCGCGTAGAATCGGGGCGTGTCTTTCCGTGGTTCTTCTCTTCACTTTCGGATTCGCAGAGCACGGACGATTGGATGGAGATCTGTTGCGCCAAGTTCGAAGAAGGCGAAGACGCCACCCCGTGGTGCTTATCCGAAGAGGACAAAACGGGTACCGACGGCCGCGACGGTGAGAACTACCATACCAATCTGCTCGACAATAGCGCCTTTGCAAAAGATTTGGAGGGGTGGGATCCAGAAGGGCGCTTCGGAGTCTTCGACGACACGCAAACAAGCCCAGTGCCGGGAACGCGCGTCGTGCGTTATGATACGGCAATGCTTGGAGACTTGCCGTTCTCTTCTATCGTTCAGAATGTCGCTGGAAGATTGCGACCAAACACAACCTACACTTTTAGCGCTTGGGTAAAAACAAGCCAAGGACTCCAACGTGCGACCATTCTTTTTGCGTTCAACCCCCTGAAATCCTTAGATATATCCTATCAGCACGGCGGCGAGTGGACACGTTGCGTGATTACATTCACAACATCCCCCGGAAAAAATGGCAATCAGAGCGTCCGCCTTCGACTTAATAAGCAAGAGGGCGCGGCGTCGGTGTGGTTTGCCGCCCCTAAGCTCGAAATCGGAGACACCCCCACCGAGTGGACAACGTCGGAGAACGACCGAAAGGGCGAACGAGGCGAGAAGGGGGAAAAGGGCGATCCCGGCATTCGTGGTTTGCAAGGTTTGCAAGGAGAAAGAGGAGAGCGCGGCATCCCCGGCGAACGCGGTGCAGACGGTCGGAGCTCGTACACACACATCGCCTACGCCGCCGACAAATACGGCCGAGGCATGTCGCAAACCCCGGCAGGTGATCTCCCCTTCATCGGAATGTATTGTGATGAAGTGCCGGAAGACAGCGACGACCCGAAGAAATACACGTGGACAAAGTACATCGGAAGAGACGGCGCCACGGGGTTGCCGGGGCGCGACGGGACGAATGGCGAAACGGCCTATCTGCACATTGCCTATTCTAACGACAAAGGATGGAAAGATTTCAGCGTCGTGCCCGTTGCAGGGAAGACGTACGAGTACATCGGGACCTATACGGATCACTATGAAGAAGACTCCAAGGATTTTTCAAAATACAAGTGGACGAAGATAAAAGGCGAACCGGGTAAAGACGGGGCAAAAGGCGAACCGGGTGCAAAGGGTGAACCGGGAGCGAAAGGCGAACGCGGCGCCCCCGGCGAGAAGGGCGACAACGGGCGCGGCATTGAGCGCATCGAAACGTTCTATCTGCTCACGCCCGACGGCACCGCACCCGAATACGATGCCCGCGGTTGGAGAAACACCGCGCCCGTGCCAACGCCGCAAACACCGTGGCTTTGGACGTACGAGCGGGTGGTCTATTCGGATGGGACTAGCGTGCGGACTCCCGTGCGATTGGACACCCGACTGGCGAAAGACGGCGCCGATGCCGAACCGATGCGCCCGAATCTGCTGGACGGCACCGATTTTCAGCAGCTCGGCCGCACGGAGAGCGCCTGGAAGATCGGCACACACGGCGAAGAACCCGTTGCGGGACGCGCCAACATCAGTATATTCTCTTCGGCCGTCGATGGTTGTGTGCCCGCGTTGTGCGCCATCAACCCCGGAACGAAGGATGGCGAATATGCGCAGCTCTTCCAAAACGTGGGGCAACTCATTCCCGGCCGCACCTACACGTTTTCGGCCTATGTGCGCGGGGCGGACGTGGCGTGGCTGATTGTCTATCCCACGCCCGCCGAGCACTTCCACCCCAACACGGTGAAACAAGACGGCTGGACGCGTGTGTCGCTCACCTTCCGCGCCCCCGCGGTGCAAGACCCCGACGGCGTGCTGCTGTTGCTCCGCGCCTGGCACCGCGAAACGACGCCCCACACGGGCTACGCAAAGAACGTGGTGTGGTGCGCCCCGAAGTTGGAGGAGGGGGGAGGCCCGACGCCGTGGTGCCCCTCGTTCAGAGACCAACGCGGCGCCGACGGATCGCCCGGGGTGCGGGGTGCGGCGGTGCGACTGCTCGGCGACTACGACCGATTGGCCGACGGCACGGCCTTTGAGAGCGGACACGCGGGCGAGACGTACCTGGACGTGGTGCAAGTGCGCCAAGGCGAGCAAGTGCAGTTCTACCAATGCAAACAACCCCACGCGAAGTCGGCGGACAAAGCCCCCGCGGCCGACTCGGAATGGTGGGAGCTCGGCACATATCAGGGCTTTGTGGCTACGGACTTGCTGCTGGCGCGGCGTTCGCTCATCAAAAATCTGCAGGTGGAGAACGTTGTCGGCCTCGATAAACGGGGAAACGCGACCTTTGAACTCGACGCCGAGACGGGAGCGGCCTACATCGGGGGCACGGCAACGTTTGCGGGTTTCACGCGTCGGCGGCCTGTGGTGATAACCCCCGAGAATTGGAAAGAATACGGGGGGAAAATCGAAGAAGACGGGGACGTTTTCTACTTAAACCCGTTTGCCGTCGGCACATACGTCATCTTCCGCGGCGATTTCGGCGCGCTGAGGCCTACCATCAACACAGGCGGCGGGCCTCTTAACGACGGGAAGGAAAGCGAAACGCCAGACAATAGTCAAGCCATGCGCTACTACGGCGCACAGTTTATGGTCTTCAACGACACCCCGACGTCGCTCTTCATCGGCGGTGTGGAGATTCTCGAAAAAAGAACCGCCGTCTTCACCATGTTAGGCCGTAAAAGAGATAACCCCACGCTTTGGTGGAAAGGCGAACTCGTGGGGAGCTGGTGAAAAGCCCGCCCGCGACTCGCACTCCACCTCATTCATATAACCACACACAAAAACCAAACCTCTATGCAAGAGACCCTCATTCATTTTGCCGAACAGCATTTGTATCTTCACATCGTGCTCATCATTTTCTGCACCGCGGCAATACTGATCGCCATGGCGCTCGACCTCTTCTTCGGCATTCGCAAAGCCCACGAACGCGGGCAACCCACGACATCGCGGGGGCTGAAGATGACAAGCCGAAAGGCGGTGAAATACCTTGTCCCGTTTCTCGTGCTTTCGCTTATCGACATCATCGGCTCCCCGCTCTGCGCCGCGCCTTACTTCTCGATGGGCTGGGCGGCCTGGTGCGTGCTGTGCGAGTTTTGGAGCATTCGAGAGAAGGCCTGGGAGAAGGCCGAAATCGAAAAGCTCCACGACATCGTGCAAGCCACCATTTCGGAGCACGACCTTTCGAAGATGGCGCAGAAGTTTGCCGCCGCCGTCTTCGATGAGGCCAAAAACCGCGACATCGTCCCCGCGGAGAAAGCATCGGCGGACGAGAATCAAGAACCCGAAAACGCAAAACAATGACCATGAGCGACGTATCACACACCCAAAATCCCGAAAACGTGGACACGAGAGAACAAAAATCAACAGACCGGGAGCCGTCGGTTGCCAAATCCGCAAGCACGGCCGTCGACCACCCCGCACACTACAACCACGGCGGCGCGGAATGTATCGACGTGGCGCGCCGAATGCCCTTTTGTCTGGGCAACGCGCTGAAATACGTTTGGCGCTGCGGACACAAACACGACGGCACGCTCGAAGGAGCGCGGCGCAAAGCCGTAGAAGACGCGAAAAAGGCCGTCTGGTATCTGAATGAGTTTATCAAAGACGCCGAAGCGGGCGCGATGGACGCGTTCCTCGAAGTATAAACTATAAACCAACCAAAACAACAGACAAATGCAAATCCTTATTCAACGCCACGCCCTGAAGGCGGGCTACACCATCGGACGAATGGAAGTCAACGGCCGATATTTTTGCGACACGCTCGAAGACACCGACCGCGATTTGTCGGGAGAGATGTCAGAAGACGAAATCGCCGCGCTCAAAGTGAAGGGCGCAACGGCTATTCCCACCGGCACGTATCGCATCGACATGCAAACACGTTCGCCGCGCTTCGGGCGTGTTCTCCCGCGTCTTGTCAGCGTGAAGGGATACGCGGGCGTACTGATCCACAGCGGCAACACGGCCGCCGACACCGAGGGGTGCATCTTGGTGGGCGAAAACCGCGAACGGGGCAAAGTGCTCAACAGCCGCGCCACGTTGGAACGTCTGCTCGTCTTTCTCCGCGCGGCGCAAGCCGAGGGCGAAAAAATAGAACTTGTTATTACACGTTCCGCGACCAACTGACGAGCATTCCTCGGTAGTTCGCCTCCGCGCGTCGATTCTTTCCGTTTAGGGGATAAGCCCGCCGACCTTTCCGAGGATGTCCTCGAAATGGGTGACCCGATTCTTTCCAAAACTCGGAAAATTGGAAAGAATCGGACGCCAAAACGGGGAAAATCCCCGCAAATCGCGCCGAAAACGCTCCAAAGCTTTCCAACTATTTCCATTTTGGAAAGAATTGCCCGCGGGGCGTTCAATGTTCACCTCCTCAAATTCCACCTTTCCGATGAATTGCAATCACCGAAAACCACCTCCCGACCCCTGGGCGTTGTACGTCCTGGCAGCCGTCGGCGCGCTATGCTTTGCCGTCGTGCTGAGTATGTTCACGGGCTGCACGACAACGCGCACCGTCGAACGCGTAACCGTTCACCGCGACACGCTCCACGTTGTGAGCCACGACACCCTCCGCGAACTGCGCACCGTGCGCGATAGCGTTTTTCTCCACGACAGTGTCTATTTTGAGGGCGCTACGCTTGTGAAGGAGCGCACCCGCGACCGTTGGCACGTTAGCCGCGACACGGTCTGGCGTTCGCGCGCGGACACTGTTCGTGCGGCTTCGCACCACGCCGACACGCGCAACGAGAAGAAGACGACGCACAGCGGTTTCCTCTGGCCGCCGTTGTCGCTTATCGTCTTCCTTGCCGTGTTCGGTCTGATCGGCTACGCGCTGAAACGGCGAACATAGACGGAAACGCCCCGCCGCTCGTGTATTGAGCGGCGGGGCTTACCTTTTTCGTGAGCGCAGGAAAATGGTATTGTACTTTCCGCAATACGTTTTTGTCTGCTCTTTCAAAGTATTTAGTAGTCGCTACTTTGCTACATCTAAATTAAAATATACCTTTGCATTGTCTATCAGACGAGAAGGTACACCTCCCAAAGACCTAGCCGTCAATCCTTCTCCTTTCTCCTGTTTCAAGAGAAACAGCCCCCGACCCTACTGTTGGGGGCTTTCTTCTGCACATTGGCTAGGCGTGCAGTCGTAAACTGCAGGATAATTCGTTCTGCGGAAAGAAGAAAGGAGGTGTACAATATGTCTGATAGACGCGAGGGCGGCAAAATAAGAGTCTTTTGCCGCTATATCGTAAAGAACGGAAAGCGTATTTATCCGAAAACGTCGAAGTTCTTTTCATTCTTGGTAGATGCCAAGAATGGGGCGAAGATCTAATCTCTTCGCTATATAGGGGAAACGGTAGGGTTTCCCCTATTCTGTGTAAAACGTCCAAAACGCGTCCAAGATTAGAGCGAATTACCCCGTTTCTTGAACGCGTTTTGTTTGTATGTAGCTGGTCTGCAGTTGATTGGGAAAAGTCCAAAAGAAGTCACCGTTTATCGAATTGCGACATCGCTTCTGCCTTTGCCGAGTTGGCGATGTCGATGTATGGTTTCATCGCGCTGTAATCGCTGTGCCCCGTCCATTTCATTACGATGTTCGCGGGAATACCCATCATCAGCGCATTACAAATAAAGGTTCTCCGCCCCGCGTGTGTCCCGACAAAGGCGAATTTCGGCCGCGTGTCCTCGATGCGCTCTCCTCCCTTGTAGTATGTCTTTGTTATCGGCGTGTTGATTTCGCAAAGTTCGCACAAGGACTGAAGAAAAGTGTTTGCAGTATAGTTTTGCATTCGTGGAAAGACGTACTCGCTATCCCCTCCTCTATATCGGTCGATGATTTCGAGAGAGTATTTGTTTAGTTCTATAGTGATCGTCGATGAGGTTTTTATTGTGGTAATTGTGATGGTGCTTTCCGACACGCTCGACCACTTCAGATTTTGCATATCGGAGAAGCGTAAAGACGTAAAGCAGCAGAAGCAAAAGAAGTCCCGAACGATCTGCATACGCTTTGTTGTCCCGATTTTCTTTTCGTACGTTTGGCCATTGTGGTCTTTCAGCAGAACTCTCGTGCCTTTGGGAGGAAACTCGTAGTGGTAAATTTTCATCAGTTCTTCCCATTCGAGAAACACAATCGGATTCTGTGTCGTCTTCGTCTTTAAGGAGAACCTTTGGTAATCCAGATTTGCATTGTAGCCTTTCTTCGTAGCCCAACGGAGAACCCAAAAGAGAATCCCCACAATAAGTTTGACAGTCGAATCGCGCAGATTCTTGCCTTCTCGCAGGAAGAGCACAAATTCATTTAACCTCGTTTCGGTCAGCCGCTGGAACGTCAAATTGTGATCGAACTCATCTACGTAGCGAACCATTTTGCGAAACGATTTACACGTGCTCAAGCTCCATTGATTTTGCTTTGGCACTTCGGAGTAGTATAGTTCGAAATAATCGAAGATGAGCGCTTGCTTTCCTCCCGTCGCCTTTTTCCTCGCGAAGTGTTCCGATAGTTCTTTTCTTATTTCGGCACTTGTTGGTTTTACGTGCTCCAATAAGCATTGGTGCTCGTATGCGTTGAAGTGTTCGGATATTTTAGATAGCGCGGCATTGATGGTTGAATAGATAATCCCCGCTCCGGCAGTCGAACCTTTTTTCACCTGCTGCTTCTTTTGATCCCATTTTGCGGGAGCGACCTTGTAGCCGGTAGAAGAAACAAACCGCGTTCCGAGAATCGATATGCTCACGCGAATGGGGCAGTCCCCATGTTTATCTGCTCGTTTGTCAAGATAGAAATTAACTGCCAT